CAGTAAGAAGGAGACTGTTAATCCTCCTAAGAAGTTCTGGTTGTTCAGACTTTTTCAGCGCAAGCATACTGTCATACATGTTGATGTAGTTGAGAAGAATCCTTATGTAGATAATCAAGAATCAAGATATATAGAAATAATAAAATAAAACTATGAAAATAATTAGGAATAATATTATTCCTTTTAGAGGCTTTGCTGCTATTAATTTGTTTGGCATCTTGTTTGTAAGAAAAGATTCAGTAATTAATGCCAAGATTATTAACCATGAGGAAATTCATTCAGCACAGATGAAGGAAATGCTGTATATTTTCTACTATATATGGTATCTCATAGAATGGTTTATTAAGTTAATTCTATATTGGAATAATAAGTTTGCCTATAGGAATATCAGTTTTGAACAGGAAGCCTATGCACATGAAAACAATATGGACTATCTTAAGAATAGAAAGCATTTTTATTGGATGAAGTTCGTTTAATCTATTATATATAATTATTGTTTCATTTTGTATCTTCTCTATGTCTATTATGATATAGAGAAGATTTTATATTTTTATATCTGCTATTGCTTCTACTACCGTTTCATCCAATAGTTTGGCATATACTTGCTCTGTAATCTTAGTGGATGAGTGACCACATATTTTTGATATTATTTGCATGGGCACTCCTTCATTTAATAATAAGGTGGCTCCTGTATGTCTTGCCCAATGGGTAGACAGAGGTTTATCTATACCTGATGACTGTGCAACTATCTTGAGATACTCATTGTATTTGACATTGGATATTATGGGAAGCTTTCCATCGTACTTTTGTAGTATACTGATGACAGGAGAGAGTATGGGGATGGTAAAATGCTGCATAGTCTTGACTCTGTAACCTGTGTATACCTTTATACCTTTTATTTCCTGTATATGTGATGCATCAAATGCCTTTAGGTCAGAATAGCTCATGCAGGTATATGTCTGGAATATAAACATATCCCTGACCCTTTCAATGCTTTCCGTAGGCATCTTAGCAGTCTTGAGTTTGTAAAACTCTTCAGGTGTAAGGCATCTTTCTATTCCATGACTTGATTTCTGCTTGTCTATATTTACCCATTTGTAGGGATTTCTGCTAAGATATCCTCCATCAATGGCATCTAATATGAAACTATTTAGGAACCTGTGGTAGTTATTCCATTTTGAATATGGCTTGAGTCCTGTACTGTCAAGGTATTTGTCATAGCTTATAATGTTCCTGTCATTAATATCTTCAAATTCCCTAATACCTCCCCACTTGGAGAAAAGTCTTATGAACCTGTTATATCTTTCCTGTGAATCAGCCTTTTTCCCATACTTCCTTACAATTGCCCTTTGTTCGCAGAAATCAAGGAAATTGATTTGGGAAGTACGTAGTGCCTTTATCTTATCAGGAATAGAGAGAATATCTATTCTTCCCTGCTTGGACATTTCAAGGATAATCTGTCTTACATCTGTCAGCATCTTATCTAGCGTCTGGCTTATCTGTATAGTATCAGGGCAGTTGACAATCCTGCTATTCTTCCATTGGTTTTGATATAGTTTTACTCCTGTGGATATGAAGCATTGCTTGTAGTTATGGCATATTCTCATCTCAACAGCCGCCTTGACTCTTAGGGATGCTGTTTTTCTTCTGTCAAAGACAAATGACACTTGTGGATATTTGTTAATCATTGTTAAATGTTTGGTTTTGGTAAATTAGTAGCAAGTTTATTATGTACAGTTGTGTTTTGTAGGAAGTCAACTGTACAGAATATGTACATAATAAAAGTCTGGTAAATGAAAAAAGAGACTGTAGATAAAGCCCCTTTTTTGAGTAGAAGCGGAAGGTGAGGGATTCAAACCCCCGATACCCGAAAGGGGTATACTATCCTTTTGTACAGTGGGTTTTCTGTATTTTTTCAATATATCTATATAACAGTGTTGTACATAATATGTACATAAGGCTATATTTTTAAGGGTTGTGGATACCATGAAATTATAAATGTGAGGTTAATATTGCTGATATCTTGTTCTAAGTTTTGCAAAGATAGGAATTAAATTTGGGATAGGAGGTTTCTTTTAACCTTAAATAACATTAAAAAATAGATAATTTAATGATAAAAATTAGGTTATCTAAAAGAAATTGTTTATCTTTGCCACATAATTCAAATATTGATAACTATCTGAAATACAGTATATAAAATATTACAGTTAAAGGATAACTTGAAACATTAATGTAAAATCTAATTCTAAAGGATAACAGTTATGGTAACAAAGATGAGTAAACAAGATCTCCAGTGGCAAGCAGAAAATGATGCCAATACAATGGCAAGGTATCAGGAGATTATGAGTGACAAAGCAAGAATGAACCGTGCTATCAAGGAAGCCAACAAGCAGGCGGCTGATTTGAGTAAGAGAGCCAATGCCATGAAGAGTGCAGCAGGAGGTATAAAAGCTGGCAGCAAGGGAAGTAGAAGAAAATAGTCTATACCTTATTATAGTATAGCACGTATGGATAATCGACTGGAATATGATGACTATAATTCAGAACCTATAGCATACTGTGCCAGATGCTATTCTCTGAAGATAAAGCATGAGGAGGCTCTAGGTGAAGACTGCTGTGCTGAATGTGGTAGTACTGATATACAGGAAACTTCTGTAGAAGAGTGGGAGAAGAAATATGAAAAGAGGTATGGTCATGGGTTCATACAGAAAGAGGAAGACCCTCAAAAGACCTATTTTTTCAGGATGACTTCAAAAGAATTGATGCATAGAGTTTCTGATAGCCCAAGATGGAGAGAGATTATTAGGGGAATCTATCCTCATTTTCCTGGAGGATACAGCAAGGCGGATTCAATAGTGCTGTTCTTTGATACTTTAATTAAACAGAATAAATTAGGAGAATTAAGATTGTTTTTATTCAAAAATTTTAAATATTAGGAACTATGGAGAAGAATAATGGAAGTAAAGTAGTAAGTATGCAACCGACTGTTAATACAGAGGATAATAAAGATTCAGAAGGGTCTTTGATAGAAGAACTGCAAAAATGGGATAAGGACAAGCTGATTCAGCAAGTGCTTCAGATGAACAGGCAGTTATATAATCAGGATAACTACGTAAGGAGATTAAGGAATCAGATAAATGAGATGCAGGACTTGTTATCAAACAAGATATTGGAATACAGGTTTAGGGTAATTGAGTGTGCATCAAAGTCTGATAAATATGTTTTTGATAGTGATTTTGTCTTGGAATGTATAAACGAGATTACCGAAAGTCTTTCTATTCCAAAGCAAAAGGAGACAGAAGAAACCCCCAAAGATAAATAATATGGATAACGTAGAGACTGTATCAAAGCAACAACATGATGAAGAAATAAAGAGGCTAAAGGAATTATATAAGCCAAATAATGCCTTTAATATTCCTGTATCTGATACTCTTGAATTCTTCAAATGGTGGTGCGTTTTTCTTAGACCGTTTGTTCCTCTGACAGAAAGGGAAACAGATGTAGTGGCAAGTTTGCTAAAACAGAGATGGGAATTATATACACAAAGGGATATTAAAGACCCTTCCCTTCTTGATACACTTACTATGAGTAGAGATACCTTAAACAAGGTAGTTGAGGAATGTAAGATAACCAAGGAGTATTTCTATGTAGTAATGAGCTCCTTAAAGAAGAAGGGAATAATAGACGGATGTATTACTCCGAAATTAATTCCTAATTTGAAGGGAGACGGAACATTTAAGCTTACCATATTGTTTAAGAAAGACAGCAAGCATGAAGTATGAGGAAATTATATCAAGAGTTTCCACTACAACAGGTCTTCCTTTAAAGGTTGTGGACAAAACATACAAGGCGTACTGGAGAGCAATAAGGCAATATATAAAGTCATTACCTCTGAAAGAAGACTTGACAGATGAGGAATTTACGAAGCTTCGACCAAATATCAACTTGCCTTCTTTAGGTAAACTGAATGTAACTTTGGATAGGTATCATGGAATGAAGAGGCATTTTGAAATGCATTATCAAAATTATAAAGGAAAGAAATATAAAAAACAGGATAACAATGTTGAAAATTAGTAAGATTAATCCAGTAGCAACAAGAATGCTGGTAACAGGAGAAGTATATAGTGAGGACATGTACAATGAGTATGGCATCATTGAGAACAAGAAAGGAGACATGAAGGAGTACCAGACAGTGCTTGAGGTAGGGCCTATGGTCAGGGACATTAAAGTAGGTGACAAGGTGATGCTCAATATAATTCACTTTGCTGTTATGCAGTATGATGCGAACTCTATCAAGAAGGACATGGGTATGCAGAAAATCAAGGGATACCAGTTCCCAAAGATTGAGATTACCAAGGAAGATGGCAGTAAGCAGGAATGTCTCTATATTGACCAGCAAGACATTGTGTTCTCTTTTGAGGGAGAAGAAGTCCAAGGTAAGAAGAACCCAATTATCACTCCAAAGAAGAAAGGTATTATATTGAATTGATAAGGTAGAAGATTGTTTTTAGGAGAAGGGCCTGAGCTATAATGGCTCAGGTCTTTTTGAGTAGAGAGTTATGGAGTGGTTTGACGAGAAACAAAAGAAATTATATGAAGCTTTTTGTAAGGAATGGGACAATTTAATTTTTTACAATAAAAACAGAAGGAGCAGATGATTGGTATTATTACATTTGATAAGTCTTGGTTTCCTTCAGAAGATACTGTAGATGGCCTGCTTTCACGTTTAGATATGGGGGAACACATTTCAATATCTAAACTTCAGAAAGCTTGTATAAAAGTAAGTAGGGAATTTAAAATAAAAGTAGTATGAAATACCATAATTGTTACCATCATAATGAGTGGCCTTGGGGGAGAACAGTTACCATTATAGCCCAAGATGGTGTGGGGACTGTAGAGATGTCTTTTGAGAAAGACAATCCTGGAGTGTGCTATATAAGCGGTCTTTCTGTACTGCCCCATCATAGGAAGCAGGGCATAGCAACATATTTAATGCAGGAAGTTGTGAACTATTGTCTTACGGACAACTTGGAAAATCACGATGTTCCCATTTTTAGGGTAGATCTTAACTCTGTAATGGAACCTTTTGTCTTGGATTTCTATCATAAACTTGGATTTATAGATATTAAAGAAGATGAAGGGTATATGAGGATGTATAAGATAATAGTTCCAACAAAACCAATAGTATTAAAATGAAACTAATTACAGTTGAGAATTTTGAGTTGAAGGTAGCAGATGAAGCCTTATTGATAAGACCTATCAGAAGGCTTTGGAATGCTGATAGAAGTGAAAGAAAGGAGAAGTTCTACCAGCAGATATCTTACCTATATTTTATGGTTTCTCCTCAGAGTACTTATTCCTATATACTGGATTTGAATGAAAGGAGTAAGACTATTATAGAGCAGGAAGGATTACCACAGGATTTCCAGCCCTCTCAGTTTCTAACTGAGGCCATGCAGATATATAGGCAGCATACTGTCACTGTGTCACAGAAACTACTTAATGATGCTCTTGTGGGAGCAGACAAAGTAGGAAAGTTTTTGAGAGAGGTAAATTTAACTGAGGTGGATGAAAAAGGCAAACCCAAGTATCAGGTATCTACTATTACCGCTGCCTTGAAGAATATAGAAGGTATAGTATCCACAATTCAGAACCTTCAGAAGAAAGTTGATCAAGAACTTGAAGATCAGGGTAAGGCAAGAGGTACTCAGGAACTGACATTAGGAGATATAGGACTGGATTAGTATGGAAGAATATAACAAACTTACACTAAGAGACATTAAGGATGTGCTTGCCAAAACCTTTAAAAAATCAGAGCCATTGTTTAAAGTAACAAGGGTTGAGGGTACTAGTATGTTTAAGATAACAACTGGTAAAGAATCTATGTTTTGTAATCAGTTCTTCCTTATGGAATTGGATGCTGCTATTAGGAAGGGGTTAGAGCTTGACCGAATAGGAGTATTAAAGTACGAACTACCTCAACTTAAACTTTAACAGTCTTAGCACAACTATTAGAGGCTTGCCCATGTGGTGAGCCTTTTTTATTTTTGCATCCATAAAGAGTAGAAGATTGTTATGGATAATGTAGTATGGAATAAGTGTCAGACACCATTGGAGAAGTTGTCTGTGGTAGTTGACAGGGACACACCAGATGAGAAGATTGTCATGTTTAAAGACAGCTCTGATGAAGTGCAGGAACAGTTTTGGGATTATATAAATAATGTACCTTTCATCAAGTGGATGGTTTCCCCTAACAGGCCGATGGTATCTGAATTACCTAAAGATAACTATGGAAGAGCTATCATAGATGTGACCAAACCACCTATACTGGATGGCTCAGACTATTTTAGGCAGACTGCCTTGGAATGGGAAGAAAACAATGGTCAGTACACTAATCTGAAGCCTAATGCCAATCCTAATAGTGAATTTGGTAAATGGATTAGGGAAGAAAGAAAGAGAGGTTGGGAAGGATATGTTAATCCTGACACAGGAATGTGGGTAACAGGGGACTATTACTGGACACTCAACTATTGTCCTATGCATCTTGTTGAGAAGAGGGATGATGGCTTGGAGATGCGTACCACCAAGCATCCTAAGTTCTGGGATGGTCAGTTTCTATCTACCCACTATATTCTTCAGGCAAGGCAGAGAAAGCATCATGCAGCCTATCTTGCTTCGCGTGGTAAGGGTAAAACCACTGTTGGTGGAGGAATGCTTGCGAAGAGATTTATCATTGGTGAATTTGAGAATAACAAGACAGATATTCAATGTCTGGTTACAGCTGCTGATAAGACTAAACTGATTGGTGTAAACCAAATTCTTTCAGTATTTATTGACAACATAGACTTTGCAGCCAAAAATACACAGTTTGCATCGAGAAGACTCAAGAGCAGTGTGCAGGAACTGACATGGCAGATGGGCTATAAGAAGTCAGGTAGTGATGTAGCCTATGGCAGTAAGAACTCTGTGCAAGGCATCATCTCAGGTGTCAATCAAGATAAGCTGAATGGTTCCCGTGGTGTCTTGTATATCATCGAGGAGGCAGGTATTTTCAAAGACCTCAATGACCTGTATGGACTTATCAGACCTTCTGTTGAGCAGGGCTCTTCTGTATTCGGGGAAATCTTACTTTACGGAACCGCAGGTAATGAACAGTCAGACTTTACGGCTTTCGCTGAAATGTTCTACTCTCCTGATGGATATAACCTGTATGGTCTGGAAAATGTCTTTGATAAGGAGGGACAAGGTAGGAAACAGTGTTGTTTTTTCTATCCTGTCTACATGAACTATGATGATAGCTGCATTGATGAGAATGGTAACAGTGATGTCACCAAGGCACTGTTTATGATACTTATGGACAGATACAAGGTGAAGTATGGTAGTACAGATATTAATGCTATTACCAAGCGTATCTCCCAATATCCTATTACTCCACAAGAAGCTATTATCAGAAGTCAGGGAAATGTGTTTCCTGTGACTGAACTGAACAATAGACTAAACCAGATAGACAACAACCCAGATGAATATAGTGATGTATATGTA